GTTCTACCGCATGCTGCAAGGGAAAAGTCGAATGCTTAGCTTCCGTTGTCCAGAAGCTATAGCTCGTGGCAACGATTTCTTCGGAAATCCGAATACCACGATCGCCCAATCCTTTGCACTCATGGCTCCGCAAATTACGCGGAGCGAAGGTCACCCCTTTAAGCGGAAACACCGCCCGAGTGGTGATGTAGGAGGAGAATTCTACACCCGACGTTCGTACGTGAAAGGCCTTGACAGGCAAACTCACGCACGATGGGTGGAGAAGTATGAAGGACCCGAGGGTCCTTCCTCCAAAGCGGAAGTTGATTTCAACGGCCGCTATTTTCCTATACCGGTTAACAGTGGTTCTAGCAATATGTTCCCCGCTTCGACAGCATCCTCGCAAGAGGTGCTGAACGAAAAGGGAGCTACGGCTATTGCCATCTGTAAACCGACCAATGCTGTTGCCGACACCTCAACCTTTCTCGGCGAAATCCTGAGAGAAGGCCTACCTAAGTTGGTAGGTCACACTCTCTGGAAAGACAAGACTCATGCCGCCCGTTCTGCGGGAGGCGAGTTCTTGAATGTCGAGTTTGGCTGGCTACCCATGATATCCGATATGCGTTCTATAGCACATGGGATAACTCATGCACAAACGGTCGTTGACCAGTATGTGCGTGACGCTGGGCGCCAGGTAAGGCGCGGTTTCAGCTTTCCGGTAGAGAAAACCCAGACTGAAATAACTTATGAGGGACCGAACTCAGGATATGGTTACCTGAGTCCGCCCGCCACTAAGTTACTCTTCAGTATGGGTACAGGGAAAACGGTTGAGACTCGGTCAGTTACCAAGTCTCGGTGGTTCTCAGGCGCATTTACGTATCATCTTCCGACGTCTTTGACTAACGTCATTGGTGATCCGGAAATTGCGCTGAAAGCCAAGCAGGTGCTTGGCCTCGAACTTACCCCAGAAACTGTCTGGAACCTTGCTCCCTGGAGCTGGGCCGTCGATTGGTTTTCCAATACGGGAGATGTCATTTCGAATCTCTCGGATTGGGCCTTAGACGGTCTGGTTATGCGCTATGGGTACATGATGGAAACCACCATCGACAAAGTACGCTATAGCTGGCAGCCGCTTACCAGAGTTCCTGGTAAGCCAACGCCATCCGCTATCGAATTCGTCACTGTGACGAAGCAGAGAGTCGGAGCTAACCCCTTTGGATTTGGCATTACTTGGGACGGCTTGTCACCGCTCCAGGTCGCCATCGCTGCAGCTTTGGGACTATCTCGGAGCTGAAGTGTGCGTAACGCACGCGTCAAACACCGCAAGTCCTTTGGGCTTGCAGAAAAGGAGTACGCCAGATGTCATACGCAGACCCACAGACTGTCACAATCTCGGCAGTCACAACCCCCCTCCCTCGTACGAGTACGAAGGCGGACGGGAATGACTACTCGAGTGCGGACGGTCTCATCAAGCTCAGCGCGTCCCACGCCTACGGGCGTAGGATTCGCCGAGTCTTGAGGCTGGACCATTCGAAGATCTCGGCAGATCCGTTTTTGCCGGCGACGAACGTCAAGGTGTCCATGTCAAACTACATGGTCTTTGACGTACCCGTCGTTGGCTACACGGCTGCCGAGGCTCTCGCGGTTTACACGGGTTTCAAGACCCAGTTCTCCGCGTCTTCGGATCTGCTCATCAGCAAGCTACTCGCTGGTGAGTCCTAAGAGAGAGCGGGTTAAGGAAAATACCTTGACTGTGTCCGGGATGTTCACGTTTTCTATAAACCGAAAACATGTCGTCGCGTTCACGGGCTTGGTACTCCTCGCCCTCTCTCTGGTCCTCGATAACACAACTCTCAACACTGTTGTTGAGTTTTGTGGCAAATTGCTAACTCCCCAACCTTGACGGGTAGCGCGCAAACCTTTAAACAGTTAGGCGCGTCCGTCTGGTTTAAGGAGTTATTATCGATTGCCTGTGGCATCAGGCCAGGATTGACCACCTCTATTTAAGGAGGGATCAATGAAAAGCCTGTTGCGACTCTGGAAAGAGATAGCCAATGAATCGGCTATCAGATGTTGCACTAGCGCCACCCATGACATTAAAACTGTCATGGCGCGTACCGAACACGAGGGGATATCGTTTCTAACG